GGCGAGCGGCGTCTATACCGAGATCCAGGCGGGGTCCTACGCCTTCATGGATGTGGATTATGCGAAGAACGACGACGCGCCGCCGTTCCGGCACGCCCTGTTCGTGCTGTCGCAGGTGATGTCGCGCGCGACGCCGGGCGTCGCGGTGGTGGATTGCGGGCACAAGGGGGTGTCAGTGGATTCCGGCATGCCTGGCGTGTGGGAACGCCCCGGGCTGCGCTATGCCGGTGCCTCGGACGAGCACGGCAAGATTCTGATCGAGGACGGCGGCGCACCCGCGCTGGGCGAGAAGCTGCGCCTGATCCCCGGGCATTGCGACCCGACGGTGGACCGCTACGACTGGTATGTCGGGGTGCGGAAGGGAAGGGTGGAATGCCTGTGGCCGATCGCGGCGCGGGGCGGGATGGCGTGACGACGGCGCCGGTGTCGGGCGGGGGCGGATGCCTCGGCCCGCGGGCGCGAAGGGCCGAGGCGCCAGGGATGGTCGCGGCGGCCCGAGGTCAGGGCGGCATCACTGGCTGGCCCAGATGATCCGGTGCATCCAGGTGATCTCCGGCAGTTCGAAGCTGTAGCTCGGATGTTCCGGGTTGAGGCTGGCGAGTTCGATGCGCTTGGCTGATTGGCGGCGCAGTTCCTTGGCCATGACCTCGCCCTTCTGGGTGCGCACCACCACGCGGTCGCCGCGGCGCACCGGGGCGGCGGGGGAGACGACGACGACATCGCCGTCGCGGAACACCGGCTCCATCGATTCGCCGGAGATTTCCAGCGCATAGGCATTCGGGTCGCCGATCTCGGGCAGGGATATCTCGTCCCAGGAGCCACCGACCGGGTAGCCGCCATCGTCGAAATACCCGTCGCCGCCAGCCTGGGCGAGGCCGATCAGCGGCACGCGCCGGCCCGCGCCGCCCCGCCCGCCGCCACGCGGCAACGCCGGCATGCCGGAGACCAGGGAGGCGAAATCGTCGATGCCGCGCCCGACCGCCGTCAGCACCTTCGCGATGCTCTCCGTCGAGGGCCAGCGCGCGCGCCCATCGGCGCCGATGCGCTTGGAGGGGTTGAAGGCGGTGGGATCAAGTCCGGCCCTGCGGGCCAGGCCCGAGGCGGACAGCCCGTGTTCCGCCGCGAGGGCATCGAGGGCGCGCCAGATGTCATCATGCCGCATGGTTGGTGTCATTCCGCTGGTGGGGATGGGCCCCGGTGGACGCGAATCCAGATGATGTGTCGCGCCATGGGCAACCTATCCTAGGTTTTGTTTCGGAAATCAATAGGTTGATGTTCCTTTTTCCGGCTTGCCGCGCTCAACCGGCGCGGTTAATGTTCTCGTGTTGTTCACCTCTCAGGCGAGAACCCCCATGCGACCTGCCCCCCGCAGTGCCCACGCTCCCCGCTTTGCCAGCATCTCGGTCGCCGAGCCCTTTCACTCGGCGGAGGAAGCCTGGTTCTGGACCATGTCGGCGCTGGTCGCGCGCCGGGACGGTGCCCGCATCTCTGCCGGCAAGGGGGCCAAGGTCCGCCCCTGCGAGCCGGATGATGTGATCAAATGCCTGGACCGGCTCTATCGCCACCGCCGCATCGACCTGATCCATGCGCGCGTCATGCGCGTCTGGGGGGAGCGCGGGACCGCCCCCGACCCGCGCCACCTGTCCGAGCGCACCGACGCGGCGCAGTGGCGGGAGGCGATGAACCGGCTGGAATGGCCGCTGCGGGTCAAGGGCATCGTGGCGTGAATCAGTGGCCGACGCGGGCTGCCGGCGCGTGCACTGTTGGGCAGGGTCCCCGAGCATCGCAGAGGGTTCGGCCGCCGGTGTGCGATGTCGGCCACCTGATCCCAACCTTCGCATGCCTTGACCGTTGGCATCAGGCTGTCCCGGTGCCCGTACGGCAGGGGCCACCCTCAGGATCGCTTGTCCTGCGCGAGACGGCCGGCGGTCCGAAGGTGCTGCCTGCGCACCAACCAAAGCCGTGTGCCGTCGGCATGCTTCGGTCCCGGGGCGTGCCGGCGCCCGCGCCGGGCCTTCGCGTGCGAACCCGCAGCCTTGCCCGGCCGTCCCGCGGCGGCGCCGATGCGGCCCACCCCCGCGCGGGAGGCTTGCGGTGACGCCGCGGCTGCGGGCGGCGCGCGATGCGCCGCAGCAGGTCTGGATCGCCTTCGGCGGCGAGGCCGACCAGCTGTGGCTGCGCCCGTTGCGCCGCGGCTTCCGCCACTGCTTCGCCGCCTTGCGCGACGAGGCCGGCTGGACGGTCGTGGAACCGCTGTCTGGGCGGCTGATGGTAATGCGCCTCGCCGTGCCGGCGCAGTTCGATCTGCCCGGCTTCTATGAGCGTGCGGGGCTCGCCGTGGTCGGCCCCTTCGCGCCGGGCCCGCCGCGGCTTGGATTGTTGCCTGCCTTGCTGCCCTTGACCTGCGTCGGCCTGTGCCGGGCCGTCCTGGGCCGCGGTGCGCCGCGCGCGCTGACGCCGTGGGGGCTGTTCCGGCGGTTGCTGAAGATTTCTGTCGGGAATAAGAAAAAAATCTTGACCAGCAGCGAATACTAGGATAACTCTCCGCTCGCCAAGGGGCGATCTGCGCCCGATGGCCTTCCTCCCGTTCCCCCCGAAGACTTCCGCGGGCCCGCTCCTCTTCCGAGGGGCGGGCCCGCGGCCTTTTCGGGCGGCCGGAGGGGGAACCCTCACCGCATCGCAAGAGGAGCCGCGCGCGCATGGGTGGCCTGTTCCGAGCCCCGAAGCCTGTCGTCGTCGCGCCGCCATCGGCGCCGGCCGCGACCACCACCACCGATCCCGCCCAGGCCGCCGAGCAAACGGCCGCGGCCTCCCGTGCCGAGGCGCGGGAGCGCAGCAGCCGGGGGCTTGCCGGAACCATCGCGACCTCCGCCCGCGGGCTGCTCGGCGCGCGGACCGATTTCACCGCGACGCGCAAGTCGCTGCTGGGGGAATGACGCCATGACGCCGGAGGATGTCCTCGCACGCCAGCTGCGCGCCATCGACCGCCGCCGCGCCCACGACGCGCTGTGGCAGGATTGCTACGATTATGTGCTGCCGCCGGCGACCGGCGGGCGCGTGGCGTTGTTCGACGCCACCGCGGCGGATGCCGCCGAGCAACTGGCCGCCTCGCTGCTCGCGGAGCTGACGCCGCCCTGGTCGCGCTGGTTCGGCCTGGCCCCGGCCCGGCCTGTCGAGGGCGACAACCGGGCGGCGATCGCGCTGGAGGACGCGGCCGAGACGCTGCAGGGGCATCTCGACCGCTCCAACTTCGCGCTCGAGATGCACCAGGCCTTCCTCGACCTGGTGGTGGCCGGCACCGGCGTGCTGCTGGTCGAGGAAGCGCCGCTCGGCGAGGCCTCGGCGCTGCGCTTCACCGCGGTGCCGCTGCGCGAGGCGGTGCTGGAGGAAGGGCCCTCCGGCCGGCTCGACACCGTCTATCGCGCCGCGCGGTTGTCCGATGCCGCGCTGCGCGAACGCTACCCGTCCGCGATGCTGCCCCCGGTAGACCAGGACGATGCCGAGGCGGCGCGCCATCGCGTCGTCGAGGCTGTCTGGCCGGATCGGTCGGGCACGCGATTCATGGCGATCGCGGCGACCGATGCCGGGCCGGTGGTGCTGGCCGAGGGGCGGTTCTCAGAGAACCCCTTCATCGCCTTCCGCTGGCTGAAGGCGCCGGGTGAGACCTATGGCCGCGGCCCGGTGGCCAAGGCGCTGCCGGACATCCGCACCGCCAACAAGGTGGTCGAGCTGGTGCTGAAGAACGCCTCGATCGCCGCGACCGGCATCTGGCAGGCCGATGATGACGGCGTGCTGAACCCAGCGACGGTGCGGCTGGAACCCGGGGCGATCATCGCGAAGGCGCCCGGCTCGGCCGGGCTGACGCCGCTGGCCGCGCCGGGCAATTTCGACGTGTCGCAGCTGGTGCTGACGGATCTGCGCACCCGCATCCGCGGCGCGTTGCTGGCCGATCGGCTTGGCCCGCAGCGCAAGGACAACATGACCGCGACCGAGGTGCTGGAACGCGCCGCGGAGACGGCGCGGCTGCTGGGTGCGACCTATGGGCGCCTGCAATCGGAGCTGCTGACGCCGCTGATCTCGCGCTGCCTCGCCATCCTGCGCCGCCGCGGCGAGGTGCCGCCGGTGCTGCTCGACGGGCAGGAGGCGGTGCTGCGGTATCGCAGCCCGCTCGCGCAGGTGCAGGGCCGCGCGGATGCCGCGAACACGCTGCTGTTCCTCCAGGCGGTGCGCGCGATGGGGCCCGAGGCCCTCGCGCAGATCGACCTTCCCGCTGCCGCACGCTGGCTCGGCCGGACCCTGTCCGCGCCGGCCGAAATGCTGCTTCCCCCCGCCCAAGCCCCGAAGGAGTGAGCCTCTGATGCCCGAGGACCTGCTGGAGACCGCGCTCGCCGATGCCCCCGCGCCGCAGAAGGGCGCGCGGCCCGAGGATGTGCCCGAGAAGTTCTGGGACGCCGAGACCGGCCAGATCCGCGTCGATGCGCTGGTGAAATCCTATCGCGAGCTGGAGAAGCGGCTGTCCCAGCGCATTGCCCCGCCGGGCGATGACGCGCCGGATGAGGAGCGCATCCGCTTCCGCCGCGCCATCGGCGTGCCCGATGGGCCGGATGGCTACGCCATCACGCCGAAGCACGAGCTGTGCTGCGCCGATGACGAGATCAACCAGCGCCTGCACCAGGCCGGCTTCACCGAGCAGCAGGCGCAGCTGGTCTATGACCTCGCCGCCGAGCGCCTGCTGCCGCTGATCGCCGAGGCGGCCGGCCAGTTCGAGGCCGAGCGCCAGATCGAGCGGCTGCGCGAGCATTTCGGCGGCGAGGAACGCTTCCGCCGCGTCGCCGCGCAGATCACCGCCTGGGGCCGGTCGAACCTGCCCGCGCCGGTGATGGAGGCGCTGTCCACCACCGCCGAGGGGGTGATGGCGCTGCACCGGATGATGGAGGGCAAGGAGCCGGGCCTCGCGCCCCGCGCCGAGGCCAGCACGGCGACGGACGAGACCGAGCTGCGCGCGATGATGCGTGACCCGCGCTACTGGCGCACGCGGGAGCCGGAATTCGTCCGCCGCGTGACGGATGGGTTCCGTCGCCTGGTGGGCGGCGCATCCTGATCGCGCCATCCGGCGGGGCTTGAGCGCCATCCGGCGTTCGCCCCGCCGGCGGCCCCGCGCTTCGCGCGGTGGCCCGGAGGGGCGGGTGGTGCGCCGCATGCCGGCAGCGCCGCCCGCCCTTTCGCATTTTGCCCGCGCACAACCCGCCACGGGCGCGCGGGCCGTGCCGGCGTCCGGCCCCACGTGGGCAACCGTGCGTTCCGGCGCTTTCCCTCAACACCACGATTGAAAGGGTCCCCCGCATGTCGGGCACCATCGAGCAGGCCTTCGTCAAGCAGTTCGAAGCCGAGGTCGCCGAGGCCTATCAGCGCCAGGGCAGCAAGCTGCGCCCCACCATCCGTTCCAAGACCGGCGTGAAGGGTGCGAGCACCATCTTCCCGCGCGTCGGCAAGGGCACCGCGGCGGCCAAGGCGCGCAACGGCGTCGTGCCGGTGATGAACCTGGAGTACTCGAATGCCGAGTGCTTCCTGCAGGACTACTATGCCGGCGAGTGGATCGACCGCCTCGACGAGATCAAGTCGAACATCGACGAGCGCACGGTCATCGCCAATGCCGGCGCCTATGCGCTCGGCCGCAAGACGGATGAGCTGATCGTCGCCGCGCTCGACACCGCGACGGCCGAGGCGGTGGGCACCGGCACCGGCCTGACCGACACCGACGGGCTGACCAAGCAGAAGGTGCTGATGGCCTTCGAGATGCTGGGCGGCGCCGATGTTCCCGATGACGGCAACCGCTTCGCGGTGGTCGGCTGGAAGCAGTGGAGCGAGCTGCTGCAGATCGAGGAATTCGCGAAGTCCGACTATGTCGGCGACGACGCGCTGCCGTGGAAGGGCACGCAGGCGAAGCGCTGGCTGGGCGCGCTGTGGATGCCGCATTCCGGCCTGACCAAGGCGGGCGTGCTGCGCTACTGCTACTTCTACCACAAGACCGCGCTCGGCCATGCCGTGGCGTCCGAGGTGGTGACGGACATCACCTGGCACGGCGACCGCGCCGCGCATTTCGTCAACAACATGATGTCGCAGGGGGCGGTGATGATCGACCCGAC